CTACGACGCCCCAACAGTTACGGGAAGTCTTAACGTCCGTGTCTGACACCCTGTCCGGCCGCACCGTTTTTTCTCAGCAAGCAATTGACTATTTTACAGACGTATGGATGGCCGAGATTGATAAAGCGGCCGTAGCGGGGCAACCCCGTGATATCTTTTCGCCGGATCTTGCCAAGGTCCCCCTCGGCGATGAAATGGAATTTGACGAATTTAGAACACCTGAAGGATATGTAACATTCGCGTCTGAGATTTTTAACACTAAAAATCCCTTCTCCGGAGCTGGCGCGGCCATCCCAACATACAAAGACCCAATCACAGACGAAGAGATTCCGGGCTACGAGATTTTTGGCAGGACGGACTACGGCGTTGGGGACCTTCTGCCCTACGAGGGGTTCTACGAGTCTCTCGATGAAGATATCCGCGCCGGAATAGAGGAACCGTTCAATGAGATCGGCGAGCAGATGCTTGAAACTTTTGGATCGAGGGGGCAGGCCGGGGCCATAGGACCTGGGCTATCAGGTGCAGCTCAAAGTCAGTTAGCCGAGTTCTATGCTGAAGAGGCGGGGCCAGCCATTACCAGGACAGCCTGGGAGCTATACGGCCCGGCGACTCAGACAGCATGGGAACGAAAGGTGGATAACAACAATTACCTTACAGAGCTTAAAAACAAGAGATCCGAAAATGTCTACGCTGACACTATGTTTAACTCAGTCCGCGCCAGTGACGCCATGATCGGGCTTATCAACAAGGAGTACGATAACGCCGTACAGGAGGGGCGGGACGTGGAGGCCGCGGAATTGCTCCAGGATAGTAAGTGGTGGACGGCGCGATCAAATTATAAGACATGGAGATCCGAGCTGGAATCTAAAGCTGGTTTCTATACCGCTGACCAGAACAACACCGCAGCCTTGTGGAAGGCTAATAAGGTTGTCAACCGGGATATCTGGAACGCGCAAGGGGAGGTCGCCCAGGATAATTGGCTCCGGGACGCCAAATTAGACAGGAAAAAATGGGACGCCATGAGCAAGCAGAACCAAAATCGATGGCTGGCCGAGAACGTCCTTGAACGTGACGTCAGAGACTCTAATATCGCCTTACAGAGAAACGTAGACCTTGCGGGGAAAATGTGGGGCCTGAACACCGACCAGTACAAGAATGCCGTGGATGAGGCCAAAATGGACTACCAGAACGAAATTAAGAGGACCATGTTGAATTATGGAACGTACAAAGAAGAGTGGGGGATGTCTATGGACCTTGCCAAACTCCCCTACCAGTTGCTTACCGGCCTCATCGGTCAGTCCATGCCGACACAGGTAATCCGGCCGGACGATGATTCAAGCGCGATGGATTGGCTTAGCGCCGCCTTGACCGGCCTTATATTTTGGAACCCAGCCGAAGAATTTTTTGGGTAGAAGGGGGATAGCTCAATGGCTCAAACAGTTGTGTTGCCACAGAAGAACACGTTAGGGGACTCCTTCCCAAAGCTGCTCCAGATGCTAATGATGAATAGCATCAGGCAGAACCGATTCGAGCGTAACCTGGAGTTGAAAGAGAAACTGGAGGAGCGGCTGCAGGATAGAAAGCAAGCCATAGATGATGAGTTAGCCGAAAAGGAAAGGAAGCACGATTTAGCCCGGGAGAGGATAAGGGCTGAGAGGGAACAGGCCGAGAGGAATGATGACATACGGAAGGCCACTGAGCTCAAGGGCCTGGAGGGGAATATAGCGTTACAAAAGGAGGCCGCAAAGAGGACAGCCGCTGCGAAAAAGGTACAATTAGAACGAGACTTTAAGTTGTCAGAGCGTAAAGCCAAAGAGGCACAACAGAAAAAAACAGACATCGCAGGGCTTATGAAGGCCGGGCTTTCCAGGAGGACAGCCGATCCGCAGATGGGGCCGTCTGGACCTATAGATGCACCATTAGATCCCGGCACACAAAGGGGGCCATACGGGAACATATGGGAGAATAAACCCCGCTCACGTCAATTTCTCAGAGGTAAGGACGCCTACCATGAAGCTCTTCCCGGCCCTGGCGGTGAAATAAGAAAAACAAATATTGCCCCGCCACCAAAAGGGAATTTAGCCCAGGATATCTCTTCTGCATTTTATAACGCTCTCGGTGTTGGTGGGACGCAAACAGGCGGTACACCTCCCGCCCAAACTACCCCACCCCTTGCAACTCCAGGCGCAAAAGGCCCACTATCAAAGCGGCGATACAGCATCACACCTCCCGCCCAAACTACCCCACCCCTTGCAACTCCAGGCGCAAAAGGCCCACTATCAAAGGTAATGGCCCAGTATTACTTAGACATAGCGGCGATACAGCATCCAGACATTAAGAGTATAAAGGTCCTAAAAGAATTTGCCAAAGAATTAGCGAGAGAGGCTGGATACCAATAATGGCAGACCCCTTCGCAGGGTTAACGCCCACGATAAAAGAGATAGATCCTTTCGCAGGATTAACGCCTGGAGGAGGCAGTAGTGACCCCTTTGAGGGGTTAACGCCATCAACGTCGAAACAGGCAAGGGGACAGTCTATAACGGAGTTAATCAAAGGTGATATCGTCAAAGGGGCGGGTTCAACTATTTCCAAGTATAGGGAGGTAGTAAAGGAGGGTATTGTCTTTCCTGTCTTGGAGGGTGTTGCCGAGTTCGCCACTTCATTGCCTGGGTTCTTTGCTGGCATTATGGGTGCGGTGAAGGGCGGGATCGAGAGTCTTGGCCCGGAATTTCAGATAACAAAAGCGGGCGAAGAAGAGGATACAGGGTTTGCCGATCTTTCTGAATTGTACGATGCAATGTCGGCAGGGTTTAAGGCGGGGGAAGGAATAGTCCCCGAAGCTCTAAAGTATAAGCCCGCCAATAAAGCGGCCAGCATTATTCCTCAGACGGCTATGGCTCCGTTTGAAGGGTTTAGAATGGTTTGGCACAAGCTCGCCGACTCTGAATTAGATGGAGAGAAGATCTATGGCCCCAACCTTCGGGGGATGTTTCGGATTATAGGCGACATTGGCGGCGTTATTGCCATGAAGAAAGCCTATGGTGGGGGAGGTGTCAACCCCAAGCTAAAAAATAACATTACCGATGTCTCCGAGCGGGCCATGAAAATAAGGGAGATGCACGAACTTGTTGAGAATACATCTAATCAACCCCTTAAGGGGATTTACAAGAGGAGCTTGAAGCGGCAGGCTGAGGCTATGGAAGTCGAGATGGCCTCTAAAATGGATCAAGCCCGGTTATCTTTTGAATTAAAAAGGGACCTTAAAGCTAAGAGCGCCAAAGAATCCACCCAGGTGTTCAAAGAAGAGGGTCAGACACCAAGGGCGTTCTCCGAGCAGGCGCTATTGAAAGACCAGCTCACCAAAGAACGGAGAATATTAAAAGAAGCGGAGGTGATTGAACGTGGCGCAGCAGAACCAGACCTTATCAGAATGGAGGAAATTGACAAAGGACTTGGCTATGACGAGGTTAGAAAGGGCCATACGGACATACCGGAGGAAGCATGGGAAGGACTCTACAAGGACGCAGACAGGTACGAGTCAGCCCAACCGGAGGCGACCCCAGGTGTTGTAGGCGAAGCCACCCTTACTAGAGTCGAACTTATCAAACAGAAAGCGGAGCGTAGCAGAAAGGCAAAGGCGTTAAAGAAGCAGGAAGAAATAGAGAGGCAGGCGGCTTATGACATCCAGGAGTTTTTAGAGGGGCCCGGAGAGGAACATGTCACTGTATTGCCGGACCCGGACCTTACGGTTGGTGAATCCCTTCGAGTGAGCGCCGAGGTCGTGTCAGATGTTGATACCCTTCTTTTAGGTAATGTGGGCTCATTCAGCGCATTCAAGCGGTCAAAAAAGACATGGCCGCTAAAATCGCCGGAAGTAGCGGCGGCAAAAGTAAGGCTCTCTCAGAACTTCAGACTAGCCCGTAGGATCGCATCGAAAACAGGCAAGACAGTTGAGCAAGCCCTCATCCACAATTTGGGCGTAGACCCCAAAATAGCGGCTCTGGTGGCAAATGAGGCGTCATTGAAGAAAGGATCGAGTTCAAGGGAGATCATAGACCGGATAGATTCTGTCAATAAGGCTCAAAGGGCCGCATCCAAGAAGGCCAGAAAGTACACCTGGGACACGTTCAAGAAGAACACAGTGAGGCACTGGGTAGACACAAGCGGGAACCTGGACAGGTTGCTGAAGAAAAATTATGAGGACGCTGGTGCCGATGTCAGAATGCACCATGACCTTAGACGAGGTGCATCAAGCGAGGTCATGAGGCAAGTAACAAAGAATCGGACAAAGATGCAGAAAGGACTCTCTGCAAAAGAAAGAGAGTTCGGGGATGAAATGATTCAATCCACCCGGATAAAAGAAATCGACAAGTATGCCGGGTTTGTTGTAACGAGAAAGCCCACTTTCGCTACGACGCAGGCAGGTGGTAAGGTTGTCAAAGCCCCTGCAAAGGTGTTGGGGCGGTATGCTTCGCGCAAAGCGGCGATGGCGTGGGTCAATAAAAAGAAAAAGCCTGGGAATTACACCATAGAGGAGTTCAAGCACCCAGGCGGATTAACCGGGGCGGATCACGCTGTCCGGCAGGCGGCTTATCTCGATATCATCAAAGAACGATTTGGAATGAACGATGCAAAAGCCAGGTCCCTCCTCTCTAAGTTGGTAAAGAGGGAAGAGACGTTTTTCAATATCATGCAGGACAATCTTAAAGCATTGAATGATAAGGGGCTTATGTCATGGAAGGATTATGACGCTCTCAGGAAATGGAAGTATGAACCCCGTCAAGTAATAGACCGAATAGACCCTCAAACGGAATGGAAATTTGAGTCAAAAAGTGTCCCTGATAGCGGGATCAAGCGGCTAAAGGCTGGAACCGAGGGGGCGCTGGAACTGGATTCCGAGCTGCTAATGTCCCAGGTGGTAGCCCGGACGCAATCAAGGCTCTTCAAGGCTGACGCTAATAGGGCGCTCTATGACTTCGCAAGGCATAACCCCGAAAACCCAATCGTTAAGATAATCAATGCGAAGCAACCTACCCCCCCAGGCCATGAACGGGTAACAATTATGATAAGCGGCGAACCTAAAGCAATGGCTATGCCATTTGAGATGGCTAAAGAATGGTTAAAGCAGGACCCGGCCATAAGCCACGGCCTTGCTGAGTTCGCCGGATGGTTTACTGGGGCTAAGACTCTAAAGGCGGCGGCTACCGGATACAATCCCGGCTTTGCCTTAACTAATATTCCCAGGGACATAGGGCTTGTGTATCAGGCAACCGATGTCTACTCTCCCCATCTCCCCAAGTATCTCGCGCAGTTAGGCATAGACTACGCCAAAGTGGGAAAAGACGCGATACTCAGAAAGGGCCGGTGGGAAGATTATATCAAAGAGGGCGGGGGCATGGATTTTATGACCCGCCAAGGGCAGGTAGCTCCGAACATGACACACAAGATCAGGGTGATACAGGATGTCCTTAGCTATATAAATAACACTTCGGAGATCTTAACCCGATTGGCCATAAGGGAACGAGGGATAAAGAGCGGCCTTACAAATAAGCAGGCCACCTGGGAAGCAAGAAAGTACCTGGATTTCAGCAAGTGGGGTGATTGGGCTAAAGCGGTAGACTCAGGATTCCCGTACTTCAACGCCGGTATTCAAGCTACAAGATCTATGGCAAGGGCCGCGAGGGATAACCCAAAAATGTTCTCGTACAAGGCGGCTCAGATCGGAACTATATCGACGGGAATTTACCTTGCCAACCGATTTGTAAACACTGAAGCGTGGGAGGCAATACCGGCTCGGCATAAGGAGGCCAACTTTATTATTACAACCCCTCTGAGCTACACAGACAAGAACGGGCAAAAGAGGCATATTTACTTCAAGATAGCCAAAGACCAGGGCCAAAGGGTATTTTCTTCTATATTTGAAGGAATTGCGGCCCGGTACTTTGAGGGGAAATATCCCACGGATCAGACTCTAATGGCTATTAATGACTACGCCTCAGTAATCCCTACAGATAAACTCCCTCCGGTATTCGATGCGATTCTAGGGTATAGCCTTAATAAAAACTTTTGGATGAAATCCGACATCTGGAAAGGGCCAAAGGTCAAACCCACGGAAGAGTGGCGCTATGACACTCACCCTTTCTTTGTGTCCGCAGGTAAAGCCACAGGGGGGTCGCCCGAAAGAATAGAGTACGCACTCTCCAGGTTTTTTACTTATAGTAATCCATACGTCGCTATGGTAGGAGGGGCCTATAAGATGGCGTCAGGGGATTTACCCGAAGAGTTTAAAGAGCGTACCACCCTTGAGATGATTAAGCAGGTCCCAGGAATAAAGCGTGTAATGAGCAGTACACCGGCTTATCGGAAGGATCTCAGGGAAGAGTTGCTCGAAGTAAAGACCGAAGATTCAACAAGGAAGTGGGTACACCGCAGGGAGTTTGACCGTAAAATAGCGCAGCATCTCCAAAAGCAAAGCCATGAAAGCCTTAGAGGTGTGACAGAGTTCTTAGCATCTATACCCGAAGTGGAAGAACGTAAGCGATTAATGAAAAGGGTTATCAAAGCCAATAAAGTGAAGGGGATACCTGATAAATTCTGGTGGCTGGACATGACAGATCTAGGCCCGGAAGCAAGGGCTATTTATTTTTGGCAAAAGTACCGCGCAGCAGACGACCAAAAGAAAAAGGAGATGATGGAGATTGCCCCGAAAGTTCCAGGGTTGCTCAGTATAAGGTTTACCGAGAAGCTGAATATGCTAATGAAAAAGAAATAAAGGGGGACGTGATGATATGGGTGGTACGGTTGATGCACTTTCAAAGTATGCGGATCTTGCGTTGACGGGATTGTTGGGGATTTTGTGGTACGATATTAGAAATCTCAGGAAAACCTATATGACGAAAGCGAACCATGATGAGGTATGCGACTTGAAATTAAACCCTATCCACGATGATGTAACGGAGATCAAGGCCGACATCAAGGAACTCCTGAAACGGAACGGAGGTCCCAGGAGTTGAACTACCGTGTAGGCCCCGGCAGCATTAATTCCTCTACCACCTTTTTACAGTAATAGCAGTATATCTCATTCTTATTATATACTACTCTCGGACATCTCTCCATATTGCCGACGTTTAAAGTCCTTATGCACCGGACCCCTCCGATCTTCTCCCATTCTGTAGCGAACAGCGTGTAGCTTAACTCTCCTGCCATTTCCTATGCTCCGTATTCCACCACCGCCAGCGGTTCTTACCGCGAAACAGGTGTGATAACGGGTGCCTCAACTTCCTCCGGGTCAGTCCGGCAGTCAGCCGTTCATCATTCAGCCCGTTATCACACCCCCCCTCTTAGGGACTATCCCGCATTTGATAAGGGCGTGATATGTCTTCGCCCTTACATATCCCTCTCTACCTTTTCACTATGAGGAAAAAGCATCCCGGCCAAAGGATCAATCAGGTCAATGATGCTGCCCCCGATCTTCTCCCATGTGTCCCTCTGCCCTCCGGTGGAGACTGCCCCCATCGCATTAACGATAATCCTGGCGGTATCCACTACCATCTCCTTTTTCTTCGCGCCCGACTTGGGCTTATCGGAGAACACCTTTTCCGCGACACTCATAACTCCCATTACCGCTGGGAGCAACTGCACTAACAGACTTAACCAACCCATTTAATAGACCTCCTATCCCATTATTTTTGCAAAAACTTTTTGCATGACATCGCTCCTGTCTTCCGGCGCGACGGCTTCCACGTTGCTATACCCGAGACTCTCCATAATTGCATCGTACAATTCAGATTTGAAATCCCTGGCGTTGGTCATCTTCTTCTCGAACTCCATTAGAAGCATTGGGAGATCGTCGTCATCAACCAAGTCAGGCTCCACGGCTGGTTCGGTATCCCCTTTATCGTCGTCCCCGTCCCCCTCGCCTCGGGCCATAGATCTAAGCTGTTCGTTAAGAGTCTGGCCTCCACCACTCGGAGGGTCGTCTTCTTGGACCCTATCTTCGGGGTGCTGGTGGTCGGGCATGTCAAGGGGCCAGACGTCGTTTTTCCCCTTGTATAGCCCCGCCCATTTCTTCTTCATCTCCTTGTGGTACTCCGGTGTCTCCCGGATCTCGTCGAGGTTCTCATAGACAAAGGTAGCGAAACCCGGACCTCGAAGGTTTATCCACTTCACCCTGACTATCGAGGCTGGTATCCCGTGGTCTGTGGGGGGATCATCCGGCGGCGGTGGGTCTTCAGTGTGAGAAGGGGGCGGATCTTCAGGTTGGATCTGCTCTTTACTCGTTAGGTTTTTATTGACGTAGGGATCTTCTGTCGGGTCCGGTTCCAGTTTCTCTTCTTTGACCTCCTGCACCTTTGTCTTGATATCTGCTATGACGCTCTCAGGGGACTCGGGTTGATCCAACAGGTCCATACTAGGGGCAATGCTCATGTCAATGCCTGCGTCTGCATAGTCGTCGATATTTGCAGCTCTCATGAACTCTGAGGACAATGGCACCCTCTTAGCTAAACGCCTGATCGGCGTCTTCCGGCACATCTCCTCGAAGTGAGTCTTCCACGGGCCATCATTGGACGCCTTGGAGGACTGCCGGATCTTCTCCAAATCTGACCTCCACATCACCTCGAAGTCCGGGTCTGCATCCTTGATCCTCACAACAGCGTAGGAAGCTATCAGATCGCCTCTGTTTCCTTGGGCCGGCACATGGGTAAGTTTGGGCGCCAGACCATAGGAGAAATCAAACTCGTCATTCTCATGGACGTTGTGAGCAAAAAACCCTTTCACCTGTCCAGATCGGTAGGCCAAGTCGATAAAGCCGCGGTATCCTATCTGGAGCTGTGCCGTAATCCGGCCCTTGACTTTGTAGGGGATCAGGTAAGCCCTTCCCAATACGCCGTCAGGCTCTAACCCCAACTGCGCTGCCTGCATAACACAGGACAACAGGCTCTTCGGGTCACACTCCAATAGCCTGTAGTTCGTCTGGATGGATGTCATAGCTATTCTTAGCAGGCGGTCTACGCTCATGTGCCTGGGGATAGCCATTTTCAACTGATCCTTGGATTTATCGAGCAAATCCCGGATCGTTGCTGCTTTGTTTACTGCTGGTAAGCTACTGTTCATTTCTGGTTCTCCTTTTTATTGTATCGCATCGTTCTAATCGCTTTCATTGCTGCGATTTGTCTTTTTGCTGCGGTATCCTTTTGTGTTTTCGGTTTATAGTCGAGCCAAGGCCCATGAAGGGGCCACACGAAAACCACGCTATCCATTGTTAATTTCTTGGATTTATAGCTGTTAAATGTGGGGTTCATTTTTATTAAGATCCCACTCATTTGCCTGATGGACGTAGATTTATCTTCAGAGAGAAGTGATGTTTTTTTTGCTAGATTCATGAAAACATCCATCAGGGTTAAAACAACAGCTACCCCTCTGTGTAACTCGATTTGCCCAAAGGGGTTTGGGACTAAATCCCTTGATGCCTCAAAAAACGAATTTCTATCGCACGTAGAGAGCTTATTTTTATAATATTTTAGCCAATCAGTGTCATCTCGGCCTCTAAGCATATTAAGCGCAATCACGCAATGATCTTCAACCCCCGTTGAATAAAGGAACGACTTTAACAGGTTTTCGGAATGGGCTGTTAAGCCAGAACACAAATCTGCCGATACAAAACTTAACTTCGGGTTTCTCCAGTTCCCTATTACATGGGAGATTTCCAGGTTAAGCGCAATTCTCTTTTGTTTTCTTAGCTTAGTTACAGCAAGAGCGTTAACGTCCACGGCGATAAGGTTTTCCTCTTTGAACCCCTTTGATATAGCTACGGGCCGGTCTAAATCGTCACTTCCAGCCAGATATAAGCCCACAGCATTTATGGGAGATACTGGCAACCGCTCTTTGATGGCGTTCCATGACCACCTTCTCCAGTTATTCTTTCTCCCGAATTTGTACCCTGATGTCCTCATGTCTTATTCTCCCTTAAACGCAAATATCAGGCGGTAGCTCATGTTCTCCGCCGATCTTCCTCCAAAGATGTAAGCAATACGGCATCACGTTTTTATACTTCGACCTCTTCGGGTGAAACTGGATCACCGTTTCATCGTCCCTCCAAAACAGATCCTTAACAAAGCACATCTCGTTCCATGTGGGGCGCCTGTCAAGGCGACTTATGGAAACGTGTTCCCATCCCATAGTCTCGCCCTGCCCGTTGTCTGTGCCAGAGGACATAATTCTCAAGCCCTTAACCTCAAACCAGCCATAATTGGCACCTTCAGGGCTAGGTCCTCGCGGCCCATCATTTGTACTTTATTGCCTTTAATTTTCATTTGATAATATCCTCCAAGCTAATTCCATGCATTGAGGCACCTGACCGTTGCCGAGGGCTTTTAATCGATTAACCCGGTCCTTGACTCCCGTGGCTATGCGTGGTATTGGGCCATGGCCTTTTCCTAATCTTGCCACATCATCCTCAACAGACCTACACCCACCGGCCCTATCCTTTGGATCAACCCATAATCCCATATGCGGTTGTCGTGGTGTCGAGTGGTTTTGCATAGGCACTTCCAAATCCGCCGGATCAACGCTCCAATCCAGCCAGGTTAGTTCGGTGAGAGGTTCAAGGGATTCCCAGTTGATCGGCCAGCCCATAAGCCAGCATACCCAGGCTGGGTTGAGTTGACTGCCGGCTTTTGCATTCAAAGGTAAACTGTTTCTGTCATACTGACTTGGGCCACCATTATTATGTGCGTCCTGTTTTGTTGGACTCGGCCACAGATTAACTGCCGTAGCGAGCGCATTCCCGGCATGAATGCCCCGTGGGTTGGTACTGTTTTTTGATACAGGGCCATTTGTCGTTTTAGTTGGCGTGGGCCACACACCACCACCTTGCCCTTTTATGGGGCGCACCTGCGTCTTGAGCGGAAATAATTCCCCATCGACAATTGTACCCCATTTCGGTAATGTCGGATAAGATTGACCAAATATAGACGTGAGAAAGGAGTCCTGGGACATTCTCAAGGAGGATGTATTTCGGTCGAACGATGCCAATGGTATCCCTGGTGGCCGGCCATTGGTTTCGGGGATCGGATTCTCCTGCTTGCTTTCCTGCGACTGAGAAGGGTTGACACGGGAATCCTGCGGTAATGACATCAACCAGGCCTTTATAGCTTTCGGCGTACCCTTCACTGATGAATGTTTTGATATCGCCGAATATTGGTGCGTCATCAAGGAGGCCGTCTTTGATTCTTTGTGCAATGACTCTTTGGCAGTAGTCTTCGATCTCGACATATCCAATTGTCTCCCATCCTAAAAGGTGTTTGGTGGCCAGCAAGCCCCCGCCGGCTCCTGAGAACAGGCTTAATTCCCTCACCCTTTCACGACCTTTGTTCTGATGCCACCGATCATACAATAATAAACGCCGTGAACTTCGATCATTTTAGTGATGATTTTCACTATCCCTTGCCCCTCCATCAATTCCGGGTCTGTTAGAATATGGCCGATTATTTCCAGTTGCCCCATAATGCCAGCCATCCCCATTTGACCTTTTTTATCGTTATGCAACCGCCAAGCAGCATCGTCATTGTTCCATCTAACATAATATTTTTCGCTAACGATGCAGAAAATGTGCCCCTCATAAATATCTTTCCCGTTCTTGTCCTGGAGGCCAGTGTACTGTAGATATTCTGCCCCAAACTGTGTATGAAATCGCGCCGTATTGTCAAAAAACGATTTCAACATCATAGGTGTCCTGCCACTGTGGTGAAATTTCTTTTGCCCTTCATCATAAATCATAAATTCAATACTTTCCATTTTCATAATTCCCCCTTCCCCGGATTAGGCCGGGTTATGTTCCATCCTGTCCGCTAACTCCCCAAACCTCCCCTTAATTTCTAAATCCGACATCCCGGTATAACATGGCCGACACCGCCATGACCCAGATCCCCTTGGTTCATCAATGCATAACCGTTCAGTTTCCCCGCATGATCCGCATCGGTGACCGGCCTCTATGACAAAGTTGGAATTGTCCTTTTCTTCCACTGCTGGTATTCTTGCCCTGACCTCTGCGGGTTTAGGCCACCATTTTAACTGGTTGATACACTCATCATGAGCAAGATATAACTGTTTTTCGGTATGCCTAGGAATTGAATCGGTTCCTCTGCCACATGCACTGTTAATCTGCTTTCTCCAGGGGCCTGTTACTGAGTCCCTATAGTAATAGTAGCACATTTCATCTGTCTCATTTAGATAATGCCATAACCCTGATCTTATTGACTCTAAGATTGGGTTCTTTTCTCATTTACTCCCCTCCTATCCAATAGCTCTTGAAACTCTTAGAGCTTTTACCCGCCTTGTAATACTTCTCCAGGTCAATCTTGGGGTGGTCCTTAACGAATTGAGCTTTCTGAAAAGTCTTCCGGCCCGCTTGAAGTTTATTGTAGATCCTGGCTCCGTGTCCTTCCATTGAGTCCGCCTCCCCCATAAGAGAGGTGATGGTGGCTTTGCAGTCAGAATCCATTTCTTTAAGCTCGGACTGTAAGTCTTTAATCTCCCTGAGTTTGTTGACGGCATCCCCCCACTCCTTTGCTTCGTTCATTACAATCTTACCCTCCACCTTGGGTATATTGGCAGAGGATTTCGGCGGTGCCGGGTCGGGTTCCTGGTCCCCCTTGATATGGACCTCCCAAAATGCCCGGACACTATTCTCAACCTCGTAGATAAGCCCCTCGTCCCGGTCTATATCCCAATACAGCATCTCCCATCTCTCCGCATTGTGAGCGCAGATAGTCCCCCATTTGAGGCCCGTGATAGCCATATAGTGGTGAAGCTGCACTATATCCATCTGCCGGGGGCCGTTCCTCTCCATCTTGCCGAATTGGGACAACCCTGGACATTTGATCTCAAGAACCCCTCGATCTTCATGGTCCTTTGAGAACTGGCACCGATCAGGATTCCCTATCATGTACGGAATCTGTGGGTGAGTCTGGATATGCCGGTATCTCTTTAGGAGTCGCCCCGTTAAATCGGAGAACATCTCGGCTACCATGCCCTCCATCGCTGTTCCCCTCTTCATAGCTCCGTTAGGCTCGATAGGCTCCGTGTAGCCCCTCTTATCCATCCAGACATCCATAGGGTTCTTCCAGGGATTGAGGCCCATAAGGGCGGCAGTCTCGCTGCCTCCTACCCCCTTCTTCCGGGCCTCCAGCCATTCGGGGCCTGGGGTGGATTCGACTTTATCCATTATTGAGATCCTTATATTTTATCTCATCCTTGATAAGGTTCAACTCCAGCACGATACACTCGGAAGCATGAATATTATACCTCGCACACTCTTCTTTCAGGCATATGACGGCGTTTTTCTCCTCAGCATTCGGTATCATCATAGCCATCATACTGTAAAGCGGACATAGCTTCTGTTCTGGCATATCTTCCTCCTGTCAAATAGCCCGAATCACCGTCCGTCAATCCATCCCTGTTGCTCCCTCACGCTATGGTGTTTATGGAGCAGGAGTATTTTGCCACGAATGACCGAGCTAATAAATGGAGCGGGAGGCTGGACTCAAACCAGCGCACTTGACCTGGAAGATCATTGCTCTACCAACTGAGCTACCCCCGCTTGTAATTCAAAAGAGCCCCGTTTCGCATAAAGCCGGGAGGGGGCTAGGTCCGGTCTAGGAGGTTTATCACCTCAAGTGGAAAAAATTAGCAACAGTATATCGGGGTGGTTTTGGTGTGTCAAGAAAAAAATGAATAAAAAAACATTGACAGTACGATTTAATTCAAATATCCTTTATAGCATTATGAAATTAAATATTGAAAAGATCGACGAGCGGTTAAGGGAACTGGGCATGTCCCGGTATGCACTGGCGGTTAAAATGGAGATGAAAACACGAAGTCAAATCTATATGTTGCTCCAGGGAGAGAACATGACTTTAAAAACTGTCCAGGGGTTAGCAAATGCGTTGGAAATTCCGTCGAAAGATTTATTAATCTCATGACTACCAATAACCCAGCCCGACCATGCCCATACTGCCTAATAATGATGCAGAATCCGCATGGCAACCAACTACACTGTCGAGCGAGAGAGTGTACACGTAAGCACCACCGGAAAAAAAGTGAAGAAAGGCTAGGGAGAAAGATCATCCCGAGGAAAAAAGACAGCAAGGTCACAAAGTTGACAAAGTGCATAGGATACAAATGTAACGGGAGTGTGTTTAAAGGGAAAGGCCACAGTTTTGGATTTTGTCCAAAGTGCAAGCAGGGGAATTCCGGTAAATATTCCGAAGCGGATCTAGGGGGGGCACCATAACAAGTGACGAACAGCAATCCATGCTACGGAGGAGTCTGTTAAGTGGTGGACCCTTTTATTCAGCTCAAAAGGTCTAAAGAGGCGTGGGAGTTGCTGACAAAAGACCATACTGCTTTTTGCCTGCTTACCATAGTAGCCCAAAGAGCTAAAAGGACTGACGAATTTAGCGTTTATGGGTTAGATGTGGGGGAGGCTTTAATGGGGGATTATAAGCGCTACGGCATGTCAAGGCAACAATACAGGTCGGCGTTGTTACGGTTAAAAAATTGGGATTTTCTAACCATCAAGCCAACCACCAAGGGAACCATCGTAAAGCTAATAAACACGGACATCTTCGACATTAACGTAAACGAGCACAACCAACAAGCCAACCAACGGCCAACCATCAAGCAACCAACGGCCAACCATCAAGCAACCACTAACAAGAATGTAAAGAAAGAAAAGAATGAAAGAAGTAAAAAAACTACCCCTGTCGGAGAGGACGAATTTTTCAATGCTTTCTGGAAGCACTATCCTAAGAAACAGGGCAAGGGTAAAGCTAGGGAGAAATGGAAACGACTCCCCTCCCTAGGTAAGACTTTAAAGCTAATCATCGAAGCTCTTAGCTGGCAGAGAGAAAGCGAACAATGGACCAAGGAGAACGGTCAATTTATTCCACTACCGGCTACCTACCTAGATCAAGAGAGGTGGCTAGATCAACCTACGGAGGTATCAGAAGATGGCGAACAAAGATCACGTCGAAGGGCTCTTAGAAAATTTCAGTCTTCTATGGAAACCTAGACCCGGAAGAGTGACGGGTGAATTTGTGGAGGTTTACTGGAAAGCTCTAAAGACTTTTTCCGATAAACAGCTAACGGACGCCGCCGAGCTTGTAATGAACGATCCAAACATTAAGTCATTCCCCGCGCCTGGTAAGATCCGTGAGGTGATAGCTCCAGACGAGAGCAAGAATAAATCCTTTGACACCCGCGAAGGTTATTGCTTCGAGTGTGGCAAGACAGGGACTACCGTGTCCATCATACCGGGAGAGAAACCGAAGTGCCGCCGGTGCTACTCAGGGATAACGGTGGAGGAGCATAAAGAGCGAGTGCAGGACCTAAGCCGTATGCAGTCGGATAAAAAATTCTGGCCTGATTGGGCCAGGGAAGTAACGGGGAGGGCAGAGAGATGAAATGTTTAAATTTTATATGTGAGGACCACGATCCAGATGCAAGGCGTAATTGCGGCAAAGATGCGCTGGGGAATGCGTACCCGCAGTACTGCAACGCTCGTAAACGCTACAACCGGATAATGGACGACTCGGCGCGTAAGGGCCGGGATTTTCGGACATTGAACGAGAGGTTCAATGTGGAATTGCTGCGATTTGTCTTTTTGAGGGATAAATATTAAGGGAGGGCTAAAAAGTAATTGCCAAAAACCCCCTTAGATAGGCCGTTCCTGGTGGTCCCGCCCATAACTCGGCGTGAGTGCGTAAAGGCTACTCGCCCTTGCCCGTGGGTGCGGTGCGTCTACCATATGCTATGGATCTGCTCTCGAAATGATACACAACTCATATTTCAGCGCAACTCGAATGAGGGAATTGCAACGCACATTACATCGTTTATGAAAGATACGTGCCTGCTGGATATAGCCGACGCAGGCCCATTATCTCAAGATAAGGTCGCGGCGATCATGGGAATCTCCCGCAGGCGGGTAGTGCAATTAGAACGGTTGGTATCCGGGGGCCGGAAACGAAAGCGGCGGCTCAAACGAGTTGCCGAAGAATATGATCAACTGTCTGATATACTGGAGGCCCTGAGCTACCAGGAAAGACAGGTGGTCACGAATGTAGAGGAGGTGACGGAGTGAAGTACTACATCGGAGTAGATCCCGGAGCTAAAGGGGCATTGGCGTACATAACCAGCCAAGGGATATGTGCGGTATGGGATTACGACGATCCAAAGTGGCAGCTTTTTCTTCGGATCGTAGCCACCCGACAAAGTGATGGCGTCATGGCTATGATCGAGTCTGCCCACGCTATGCCCAAACAAGGTGTCTCCAGTATGTTTAATTTCGGTAAAAACTATGGCCGCTGGCATGGCTGGTTCGACGCCTTGCAGATCCCCTATCAAATCGTGACGCCCCAAAAATGGAAAAAGAAAATCTTCGACAGCGCCCCTAAGAAGGGCGAGGATCAAAAGCAGATTGCGCTTGACCTTGCACACAGGTTATACCCCTCGATCTCACTGACGGGGCCAAAGGGGGGCAAGAAAGACGGTCGTGCGGATAGTTTATTGATTGCTCGGTACTGCCAAAAGATGGAGGGAGGTAAAAGAGCTATGAAATAAAAAAGGGCCGAGATCCTAAGACCCCGGCCCTTTTGCTTCCGTCGTATCATGAGTTCATTATCTTTAGCCTCTATTTTTAGGGTTGTTTTATAACCCTGTCTTCACAGCGACCACCTCCCTTTTATCGTCCAGGTAACTCTATAATCTCTCTCTCTTTCTGTAGTAGGACACTTCTAAATTTCTAGATGTGTCCCTTTTATTTAATAGTATAGTATCAGTTGAAATTGTCCAGGTCAACCTTCGTTTGCTGTTGGGGTAGCTTCCACAGTCTCACTCCCTTGGTTATGAGGTATATCACCTGTCCGCTAAGAGTCCGGCCCTCTTCCAGCGCCATCTTGATAATGTCAGCTTTCATCCCCGGCGTCATTTGGATTGACACCCTGGCCGACCTGTTTACTCCCTTCCCTTTGCTCCCTTGCACTCTATGTCCTAGCGATGTTCGCGTCATTTTTCAAATTCCTCCTTTATCACTTTCATCCTCCGGCATTAATTCCCACCGGCCTATCACCTCATAGCCCCGCTGATCCTGAAGGCCATTGTCCCGGTAAATGTCCCCGGAAATGTCCCCGTGAAGGACCAATCCAGCTATAGCGTTAAGGGCCTTCAGCACCTCTACGGCTTGCCTTTCTTTGATAATTGCATCGTTCACTACAAAGTCTACGGTGAATCTCATATTATTTTTCTCCTCTTGGTTTGGCAATATTGCCCGGCTGTTTTCATGGTCTTCGCTCCTCTCAATAGTGGGGCCTTGCGGCCCCGTTTCGGTTTACTCTTGGCTCGTCTTATATTCTGCCAGGATGGGCTTCAAAATCACCATCAGCTTTTTTCGCATAAATACGACTACCTTTCTGGCCACTGAACATCTAAATCGGGCCGTGCGCCGATAGTATCACCACAGATACAATCAGGGCTGCCACACAACTTGACTTTCAATCTTTTGACCAAAGCTTTATTCTTGGCTGACGGCTTTCCATCCATAGCAATGTCAAATATGGCCTGCTTTACCCTGCTTATGTCCCTCACTCTTACGCTTGTATTGTGGAATCGATTTATTATCGTATGCATTTTATCCTCCCATATTCTTACATTGGCAATATTGCCCGTTCTTGATGATCTTGACTATTCAAATAATGTGTGACAGTCCCATCCGTAGTAATGGGAATACTCCCAAGCATCGACATTGATTGAAATATCCCAGCCAGCTTGCAAATCTTTTGCTTTATCCTTAGGCAAGTCCTCCATAAACTCATCTGTCCCCATGCCATCTTGAATAAAGAAAGTAGCCTCGTAATTACCAGTCATTTCCTCCATATGTTTGGCTATTTTAGCCGCTACTCGTCTATTTCTTGGTTCCCCTGTGATATCTCCAATGTTGTTCATACTAATGTCATAAATCATGATCTTTCTCCTTTGTGTTTTTGTTGTTCCCCTTTTTATTCTTATTTCTCCATCATAACTTTAGCGTCTACTCTTAAAGAAACTGATTTTTTCTTCACGCCGTGAGCAGGCAATCCAACCACAACTTTCCGTGAAGAAATTTGACAAAGCCCACAATCCTTACAAGTCTTTTTATGTGTGACATTCGGGCAAATAACAACCTTGTTTCCATTAGGAGTCTTAAGGTTGGTCTTTTGATCAATCGGAAGAACCACAGCCACTGGACCAACATTTTCTTTGACGAGTTCATCAGCATGATCAAGATTGTCAGCAGAAAGGTTAATCGTGAAACCATTGTCATTTGCAAATTTAATCAACTGTAAATTTTTCTTGGTTTTAGTTTTATGTGTGTAGGTGAAACCTTTTGAATCACCGTTAGCAGAAACCAAATCCTTCAAAAGGTCTTTGTTGATATCTTCACAGGTTTTGCCAGAAGGCAAATCACCAACTTCGTTGTGCCTCCAGATAACGTCTTCCGGAAGAGCTGATATTTTTGCAAGGGCACAATCCCAATCGGTCTCAACTGGAGTACCTGTCGCGTTTGTTCCAACTTCCATTTTTTTCCAGTGCCAAGAAACGGGTCCATGTTCACCATAACATCCGTCTCGATAAAAGGGACAGGATGAG